CTATAGCATGATAAAGTCAACAGAGTTTTCCGCGCAAAAAAAATTATCCGCCGCACAAATTGCAGCGGATAATTGAATTTTAGTCTATCAGATGTTCTTAAGCAGTGCAGCGCCTGAATTCAAATATTCCGCAAAGGGCGCGAACCACAAGATATAGCAACAAAAAAGCACAAGACCTACTAAATCTTGTGCTTTTTGTGTTTTGTAGCTTTTTCGTACTACAAAGATGCGGTTGCCCAACATTAAGCCTCACAATCGGTAAAAACGGCGGCGTTGAAAGACAAAAAGTCTTACCTGCCCAACAATCAATCTCCCGTTGAAAAACTTGCAAATGGTACACCATGGGATCTTGCATCCTTCCCGTTAAAAATGTCGGAAATCATAGGAAAATCAAGGAGTTTTACCTTATAGGAAGATCTCGTTTTATCCAATTCTTGCACCCTTCTTTTTGTCGGTTTGCACCCTTATAAAGTAAAAAAAGAGCCGATGGATTTTACTCCACCGACTCTCGTTTTATATTGTTATCGTTTTGCTTATTCCCACCTTGAAGTTGAAGGTCAACCGCTTGTCCTTGATGATTACGTTATCTATAAGCCTACGGAAGATTTCCCCATCGAACTCGTCCATCTGGTGCATTCCGTTTATGGCTTCGAGAATATCTTTTACTCGCTTCGTTTCGGATATGCGACTTTCTTCAGCCGCTTGTATTTCCCGTTGTTGCTTTTCAAGCACTTCCACTTGGTCGGCAATCTCCCTTGCCCTTGCCACATATGCCTCGTATGCAATCTCGCCCGACCGTTTCTTTCGGTTGATGTCAATCATCTCGGTCTGCAAACTCTGTATTTGGAGAAGCACTTGCACCCCACCGTTATCTTCCTTCTCCCCCAGCGTGTCGACAACATTCTTTTCTAATATCTCTTTGATTGAACTCATATCTCCTACGAGTTCTTTCAGCACGGTTTGGAATGCGTTTGCCACATCGTCTTCCAAGATATAGCGTTGCGAACAGTAATCGTTTCCTTTTCGTTTGTGTGTGATGCATACCCATGTTCTGACATAGTTACCGCGCTTGTATTGTGCGTGTCTGCGGTACATCATCCCGCATTCGCCACATATGAGTTTTTTGCTGAACGGGTATTTGCTGCTGTATTTCCCGTTCCCCGTTTCCGAGCATGTGCGATACTCTTGTCTTCGCGTCACTTCCAACTGCACCAAGTCCCAAGTGTCTTTCGGTATAATCGCAGGGTGACTATTTTCTACATAATACACTTCTTCGCTTGCAACTCGCTCTTTGCTTAAAACATCCCTTTTGCAAGTCTTACCGAGATAAGCGCTTCCGTAGTATTTCTCGTTTGTGAGAATACTCTTTATTACTCCCGTTCTCCACTGTTTCTTCCCGCTCGGAGTCGGTATCCCATCTTCGGTCAGTCTTTTTGCGATTGCAGAGCAAGCGTACCCACTTAGGAACTCCCTATATATTCTTCGCACCACCTTGGCTTGCTCTTCGTTTATGACGATGTTTTTGTCCTTGTCATGGTCATATCCGAGGAATTGCGAGCAAGCCAACACCACTTCTCCCTCTTTAAACTTCTTTTGGAATGCCCACTTTATGTTCTCCGACATATTTCGGCTTTCTTGTTCTGCTATCGCAGCAAGTATTGTTATCAATATATCGCCGCCCGCCGTCATCGTGTCTATATTCTGCGTTTCGAAGTATACACCGATTCCGAGTTCTTTCAGTTCTCGTATGTATTGTAATGCATCTACCGTATTCCTTGCGAAACGGCTTATCGATTTGCAAAGGACTTTCTTTATCTTCCCGGCGCGACAATCAGCAAGCAACTTTTGAAAGCCTTTCCGTTGGTCGGCTCTCGTCCCTGTAATGCCGGGATCGTCATACACTCCCACAAACCGCCACTCAGGGCGATTGCCGATGTACTCGGTGTAGTGTGTTTTCTGTCGTTCAAGACTGTCCTCTTGCTCTTCGTTCGTGGTCGAAACTCTCGCATAAGCGGCAACTGGGAGTCGCGTATCGATCATCTGCTCTCTTATCTTTTGTGCCGTTAATGGTGCTGTCGCTACGTTTCTTACCACCCTTACTACTCTCGGTTGTTGGACAGTGTCAATTGCTGCTTCCATTCGTCTGTGCCTCCTTTAATCGTTTTTTCTCTTTCCATCCTTTTTGGTTTCCGCTTGGTCCGTTGGTATATGCCCTACTGATTGTAACTCCGTTATAGAACTCGAAGGTCACTACATAGTCTTTAATCGTCACTCCCTTTATTAACCTGCCGACAAGTTCCTCATCAAACTCGTTTATCGGCTTTGCCGCACCGCGCTTTATATGCGCCTGCCTATAATCTCGGACTTTTTGCTCTAAAGCCTTCCGTCTTGCCCGTATATCGTTTTTGTCGTGTTCGTAATCGTGTTTGCTTATCAACCCTCGCACATGCAACGATATAAGCTCGTTTTCTTCGGCGTTCAGTTTTTTCAGTTCTCTTTCTGCCGCGTCTTCATCGTTGCCGAAGTTCCTATTTTCTATAAACTCGTTATACGCTTCTATAAACTTCTCTTTCAGAACCGAATCCTTTATCCCCGAATTAGAGCATCCTTTTTTTCCGTCAGCCAAGAGCGTTCGGCATTTCCATATCGGGCAGGTGTATTTCGTTCCGCTGTTGTTTATTTTATGGATATAAGACTGGCCGCATATTGGACATTTAATTAAACTTGTAAACGGATACCTATCAATTGTTTTCCCTCGCAATTTCATATTACCACGGGCATTTATAACCTCTGCAACTTTATTCCACAATTCGGGACTAACAATTGCATCGTGACTATTTTCCACATATAGCATGTCTTTTACCCCGCGATTCATTACTTGTTGCCCATTAACATTTGTCCTCTTATATAGTAACGAATCGCCTTTATATTTTTCATTTGTCAGGGTTTGCAATATATGCTGTTGTGTCCACAAGCATCCGTGCATCGTTCTATATCCGCTTTTATTCATAATGTCAGCCAACACTCTTGTGCTATAATTCCCAGTTGCATACAGCTCAAACATTTCTTTGACAACCTCCGCCTCGTGAGGTATAATTTCAAATTCTTTATTCTTCATTCTATACCCCAACATTCTTATACCAACTACAGAGATGTCACCTTTCTCGAACCTATCTTTGATTGTCCACGCAACATTCTCTCCGTACCTATTCAAATCTTCTTCAGCCACCGCTGCCGCTATCGTTAAGTAAAGTTCACTCTCAGCCGTCAACGTATTGATATTCTCTTTTTCAAAGATTACCGCCACATTCATATCCCTAAGTTCTCTCACTGTTTCAAGCAGTTCGACCGTATTTCGCGCAAACCTTTGCACCGACTTTGTGAATATTATCTGCACCTCGCCTCTCCTACAAGCATCGAGAAGAGCCAACATCTGCGGTCGGCAATGTAAATGCCTCCCACTTATTCCCTTGTCCGCATATAAACCGACATATTCGTATTTAGCATCGTTTGCAAGTTTCTTACTCCAATACTCACTTTGATTTTCAAAGCTATGAGTTTGTTCCTTACTATTTGTAGATACTCGTCCGTATGCCGCAGCTCTTAATTTTTCTTCCATTACAACCTCCTTTTAGACCTTTTGTCTATTATTTCCCTGACCTTTGTAGGATTTCAAGATTATAAAAAATTTGTGCCACCCATGGTCAGGGTAGCACAAACAATAGCGTATAAAACAATTAAAGTCCAGACAAAAGACTTGTAATTACGAAAGAAAAGAAAGTTTATTTTTATTGATTATTTCGTCCCTTTGTTCGGTCGTTAACAGGTCTTTCATCCATAGCAACATGACGATAGCATCTGCCACTGCGCACCGAATCTCTTTACTTTCCATCCGTATCGTCCTTTTTGCCGAGCTGCTTGATAATCTGATTAGTACCCGTAGCCGTCAGTCCGCTTGCTCCGCCGATGACGATTGCCACCACGATGTTCGGTGCCGGGATAATACTCGGCACTGTGTAGTAGCAAATGATTCCACACACGACACCGAGTGCCGCAGCGATAAGCGGAATAAACTTTTTGAATTTTTCGTTCTCTCCGACTGCATGCTTGATGATGTTAATCACCCAGTACACAATCGCAGCAATCGCCGGGACGCTGATTAAATTCAAATACTGTTCCATTTATCTTCCCCTCCTTATTTCTTGGAATTTTGTTCGAGCAAATACTCATAGAGTTCATCCTTAACTTCCGCATAGGCTTTCATCGCCTCTTTCATCTCGCCGTTGGTTTTCCCGTCTCGAATGGCTACCGCATCCGCATACGTCAATTTCCCAACCGCATCTATACTTTTTAGTATCAGCATGTTCTCTTTGGCTTTTGCTCTGTCTCGCTCTTCATCTACCTTTTGCTTTTTCTTGAAAAATCTTTGCAAGAAAAAGAGCACCATTCCGCTGACGATGCTCGCGCACACGCTTATGATAATTGATGCTACCATGGCTACACCTCCGTTAATTAAGATTCCAATTCGTTGATTTTCGATCGCCATAGATGTCGTTCGGCTTTTATCGGCGCATACTCCTCTGCCGTTAGTTCGCCTTCAAAGTATTTCAATGCCTTATAATCGCTTTTCCCCAATTTTGCTTTCAACTCACCGATTTGCTCAATTAAGTCAAAATTACGTTGCCGAATGCGTTCTTCTTGAATTTCTTCTTCGGACTTAACATAGTCTATTACTCTGGTTAAATCATCTGACAAGCATTTTTCAAACAATTCGAGCCCTTCGTATTCTTCTTTTGTTATTTCAATATAGGGTTCTTCGTCAGCAATTGGGAAAACCTTATATTCGTGTTTAGATATAGGCACTATTCTCATTTCGCTCCAAACTCCTCGTGTAATTCGTAAATTCCCTTAAAGTACACCGTTGTTGCCGCGCACTGTCCTCCCGAAACCTTCGTTTGCATAACTTTTTTGTTGGTGTGGTCTATTTTCCAACTTATATATTTGTATGTTTTATCGGAAGACGTGCTAATCGTAACATCGTTACTACTTTTTGCTGTATTAAACATTAAAGAAAAGCAAAGATTGACATATGACGTATTGCCCTTCGCCGGGAATTTAATTTTAAAACTTTGGTTAATTCCGTTATCTTGGTATATAACTTCGTAACTTTTTCCCACAGTCGGGAAAGTGTCACCAGATAAGATAGTATAATCTGCGTATGATGTACCTATTGTCGTAATTGCCAATGGTGTTTTACTCAAAACTATCCTATTTCCTGCTTTTATATATCCGTTGCTATCTACGGCAAACGCGGTATACGTTCCGTCCGTTTCCTTTAATGCTTTTTCAGCACTTTTTGCCACAAGTTCTCCGGTAATAAGACTTGCGGGAATTCCCGTAATAGGAATCGTAACATTTCCTGTCCCGTCAAAACTTTTTGCCGTAGCACTGACTCCAGATAATCCTATTGTTCTTGCCGTTTTTAGTTTGACTGCAGTTTCGGCTTCCAACGGCAAATCGGTAAGAGTGCCGTTGGCATTCTTAATTTTCGGTCTGTAAGCCATTCACGATACCCCCTTATACTACCTTGAAGAAAAGTCCGCCCGTTGCAAGAGATGCGCTCGGAGTGGTCTGACCGCTCGTTCCGATTTCAATCATCTGTCCGCCTGCGACTGCAATACCTTTAGCATTGACCTGAACGGCAGAATAAGTGCCTGCGGTTACACCGCTGTCACCCAAAGTAACCGAAACCGTCTTATTTGCAGAGCCGTCCACACTCTGACTTCCCGATCCGCTGATAGCAGTCGAGCCGTCTTTTTTGACACCCGAATTGACGCTTACACCGAGTGTTCTTGCCGCAGTCCATTTGCCCGCCGAAGTCGCGCTCGTTGCCGTATCAGCACTGGTTGCTTTATCTGCTTTCGTAGCTGCGCCGACCTTAGTCGTTCCGTTCTTGATATTAGCAATCTCGGTGACATTGCTATTGGACTGACTTTTTGCCGCATCCGCAGTCGTTTTTACTTCGCCAATAGCACCGACTACAGTCTTTGCCGTAGTCGCAAGCGTGTTGTCCGTCTTCGTCTGATATGCGGCAAGGTCAACTTTTTGCGATTCGAGAGCGCTGATTTCAAAGTACCCGTAAGTACCCGTGTTGTTATCGAGAACCTTGCTTACCCAGTAGTCGGGCGTCTCCAAAGCCTTGATAAAGATGTTATCGCCCACTTTGTAGTCGGTTTTAGCAGCCGCTTTCAATGCGGTTGTCATTGCCGCTACAGTATCGAACGAAACAGCCTTCGCTCTGCCTTCCGCAAGTGCGTATGCGCTGTTTGCTTTGTTCTGTGCGTTGGTTACGGCGGTGCGAATGTCCGAGTGTGCCGTTCCGGACGTATTGTGAGTGTTCACCGCTCCGCTCGGTTCAGCGCCGATGTTTGCAGGAGTAAGATTGACAGTGCCTTTTCTATAGGCGGTTTCCTTATCGCCCTTGACACCCGTTACGATACCGCCGCCCGTGATACCTTTGACCTGCTCGTAGACTTCATCGATTGCGCCCTGCACATTCTCCGCCGAAATGCCCGCCGCCGTACCACTGTACTTGACAACTTCCGCCTCGGTTTCGGGATGGATTAAGACGGTATCTTCCGCGCTGACTTTCTGAATAATCTGAAACTTATTTGTAGTTTGAGCCATGTTATTTGTCCTCCATTTTCTTGAATACAAAATCGCCGTCCGGGATGTCTTCGGTTATCTTATCAACCGCCTGCAATTTCCCTTTGGCAAGTTCTCCGAGTTTAATCTTATTTGTTTCGCCGTTTTCTCCAACGACAAGAATAAAGGAGTCGCGTTTATCGACTCCCAGTTTGATTTCCTCGTATTCCGTCACATCGTTCGACAATAGGTTCAATTCACTCGCCGTCATTTTCCCGTCAAGAAGCTTTCCGTTGATGGTTGGCTTGTTCTTTAACCGATTGTAGTTGTAGGTTACGGTAATTCCGGGCGTGACGTTTACTTGTCCCTGATTACCATAATAGTTTTTATCCGCCATTTTCCACCCTCTCCAAAACTTCTAATTTTTGACGATGCACGAGCGTTACCTCTTGCTCGTCTATTAAGGTGGCGATGATGTCGTATTTCAAAAAACCTGTTTTGAAGTTCCTTGTCACTTCACCCGGTATTCGAACGCGGAATTCGTCCTCTTCTCTATCCGTCTCTTCTTCGATTCCAAGTTCTTTGCACGCGAACACCACCTTTTCTATGAGTTCTGTAGCAACGTTCCCAAATGATACCCCGAACTCAAAGACATCGCCTTTGACTACTTTCAGCATCCTATTGCTCTACGAAAACGATAGAGGAAATCGTTGTCGTAGTTCCGCTTTTTGTTTTCTTTTCTACCTCGCAAGAAATCTCCTTCAAGTGTTTTTCGTTTTCCGCAAGAGTATTGAAGATATCCGGCGTTACTTGGTCTTCCGCTTTGTAATCGCTCTTTGGCTCTTTCCAGTTTGCCATTCATACCCTCCTTATATCGTTCTTCCGCGCGTCTCTTGTTTCAATCCGCCGTCAAACGTAAACTTGTTATACTCGCATACAAGTTCTTGACTGTCTCCGAACCTATCCACCGACACATACTTCTCACCGAGATTGAGTTTCGGGTTGCCTCGCCAAGTCGTAGTTACAACACCCTCTCCCGCATGCATCTTTTCGAGTAAGAAATTCGCAATGTATTCCGCTTGATCGTGGCTTTGTACAAGATCGCTTGACGGGTGAGAATACTCGGTTATTCCGTTGTTACGCACGCTTTCATCGTCCTGTTTGGTCAAAGTCTTTGTCGTTATCTCGATTGCCTTGCCCGTGACCGTCAGCACCGCCTTTTGCTTTTCGGCTGTCTTGTTCTTCGCAACGACCGAGCAAGCATTAACACCGCCTTGGAAGTCGGTCAATAGCACTTTTAAGTTATCCGTTTCCATTGCAGGGTACGCAACTTCGGTATTATAATCGAGCGTCAGTTCAAGCGATGCGTTCGGCTCTATATTAAGTTCGACCGATACCGCTTCGACAGTATCGTTCGACAAGGATACGTCACAGTATTCCACAGAAATACGGTTCGCAAACTCGGTCAGAGAAACACTCGATGAGTACGAAAACATATTGCTTTTGTCTATCTGTATTGCCGTCTTTGTCTTTGTTTCTTTCTCAGAGCGGACATTGATTTTATCTTCTCGGTCTACAAACACTTTGCATAGTCCCGCATTGGCAATTTCCTGTAATGCGTCCCAAGCCGTGCCTTTCGGCAGGAATGCCATCGGCACAACCACCGATTGCAAGTCTTTTGAGATGACGATAGTGTCCGCCGTTTCCCCTATTTTCAGGAGAATGTCAGCGGCTATATCGTATAGCGATGCATTCTCCGTCAGCGGAAAACCGACATAGGTCTTTTTCTGCAGTCGCATTAGTCTGTCCACCGCACTACACTTTACCCATTGCGAATCTTGGTTTATCTGCCACTCGTCCGAATAAAACGTGCCGAGCGGTTGGTATTTTACTTCTCCGTCCGTTTCTATTCCTATACTCGGCATCAATTTTCGGTCGAGTATCATAAGCGAACGGAGATATCCTTTATCGAACTTTCTGTCCTTATTAAAGATGTTGACAGTCATCGTGTCGGATACTATGTTGTAGTTTCCGTCCGCCGCTCCCATCTCTTCGGACACTTCGAACATTTCAATGGCATCGCCCTCGTACCGCTCCATCATTCGGTCGTAAAACTTCAATATTTTTGCACAAGCATTCGGCTTGCTCCACTTGGTTATCGTCAGCCTGATAGACGTAATGTCTTCAAGCTGCGGAGTCAATCGGACCTGTATCTGATTATTGACGGTCACACTATCCGAGTGAACAATCTTCCCGTCTCGTTTGTACTGCAAAATGAAGTCGACCGGGTATTCTTGCCTCTTTTCATCGCCAAGCACAACCCAAGAAATAATAGGTCTTTTAACGAAAGAAATTTCGATCCACGGCGCGTTTGCAAACACACCGTCACTACCCGACAACGAACCGCTCCACCAACCGAGAGCGACCGAATCATCCATCATCTGAAAGGAGCCGTCCATTGTCGCATTGCCGTCCATCGTACAGCCTTTGACTGTCGGCACAAGGTATGCGCCGAACACTTCGTCCGGGTGGCTGATAGCCGAATTGCCGCTTTCCGTTGTTTGAATGTCCTTACTGATTTCCGTATCCGAGTAGATAACGTCCACTCTGCCGAGTATTTTTCGTGGATTATCCGTATATTCCATAGGTTATCTCTCCACAAAAGCAACGCTGACGCTTGCCCACATTATCTTGCCTTTTACCCAATCGTATCGTGGCTGACAGGATAAGTCCTGCGGACGAGCGGTCATCGACGTCAACTTTCCCGTTTCGGGATCGTTGTAGTCTATCGTCACGAACGAGCCGCTTTTCGTTTCGGCAGTCAAAAGTCCCATATCCTCTTTCGAGAGATATTTCCACGACACTTCGACCTTTCTCTTTCTCCCTATAACGTCCACGACCATTGTGCCGTCCATCGTTCTTTCCGATTTATCCAACACTTCAGTCGAGCAAGTGAGTTCGGTCGGCGCTTTTATAGTTTTACTGTTTATCTTAAAGAAAACCGCCACTTTACACCTCCCTTAAAGCAATGCCGTTTCGCTTGTATTCTTTGTTCAGTCTCGGCATAATAAGCCTTGCGAACTGCTGTCCGTCAATCTCCAAAACGATGTCTTTTTGCTCTTCCCCACCGTTATTGCCGATTGCCGCTATCCCTTGGAGCATTCCATTGACCATATCTCCATAGGGACTGCTTCCGCTACCGACTACCGCGCGATTTGCCGATGCGGTGATGTTCAGCGAAGACGCGACCTGTGCCGCCGCTTGCTGCAACATAGGCGTATTGTCGTACATTCCGTCTGCCATCATATCCATTAGGTTCGGTATCCATTCGTCTGCCGTATGTCCCGGACCTTTCTTTGTCGGCGAGCCGAAACCGAGAAAGTCTTTTATCGACTGTCCGACCGATTTTACTCCGTCTACGACTTTACTCCATGCTTTCTTTATGCCGTCACCGATATTATTAATTAGGTTTTTACCCCAGTTGAACGCTTGCTTGAACAGGTTGTTAAAGTAGTCTCCGATACTTGAAAACAAGCCCGTTATCTTATCCCAAATCCAACCGCATACCGAGCAGATACCATTCCAAATATTCGTGAAAAAGCCGCTGATACCCGTCCAAATATTGCGGAAGATATCAAGCACATTCACACCGATACCTTGAAAGAAGTCTACGAACCCTTGCCCAAAGCCTTTGATAAACTCCCAAATACCGAGAAAGATATTCTTAATAGCGCTCCAAATACTCGTAGCAATGTTCTGCATATGCGTCCACGCATCCGACCAATCGCCTTTGAGTATCGCGCACACAAACTTGATTACTTCGATGATAGCGCTCGCCACATCCAAGACAGCGCTCAAAAACGGTCCGAGCGCGGCGATGATTCCGTTGACCACTCCGACTACCACTCCGTACAGCACTTCGATTACTTTGCCTATTAACTCAAACACGGGCTTTAGGAGTTGATATAGTTCAACTATGGTATCCCAAAGCGATGCAAAGAGTGCCTTTATCTTCTCCCATAGCGGTTCGACATAGTTTAGGAATTTCAGCACCGCATTGCTTATAACGTCAAACGCACTTTTTATAATCGTCCAAAGACGAGTGAAAATGTCCGAAATGACTTTGAGTATCTGCTTGCCGTATTTTTTCCAAAACGTCTTGATACCATTGACTGTATCAAGTACGATTTTCTTTACGAGCGGCCATACTTTCTTGGCTATAGCAAGCACTTTCGAGAAGACCTCTTTCACGCATTTCCAAACCGTTTTCAAGGCTTGCACGACCGCCGCTTTGATGCGTTCCCCGTTCTCGTCCCACCACGCTTTTATAGCGTTGGCTACTCTTATAATGACAGACTTAATCTTCTCCCATATGCGGATTACGGCATTACGGAAGTCTTCGTTGGTCTTCCATAGGTACACGAGCAAAGCGACTACCGCCGCTATTGCTATGCCGATGAGTCCCGCTTTCGTGAATAGGACTTTTGCCACCTTAATGATTGTGCCGAGACTGCCGACAAGTTTCCCTATTACGATAAGCAATGGTCCGATTGCCGCCGCAAGCAGTGCTATGACTACAATTTGTTTTCGCGTTCCCATAGACAGTCCCATAATCTTTGCCGTAAGTGGCGAGATATACTTCGTTATAAACTGCCGAATGAGCGGAATCAACACATTGCCAAAGGAGATCGCTATCTCTTCAAGCTCGGATTTCAGGATCTTCCATTGTCCTTGCAAAGTATCGAGCTGCGTTGCCGCCATGTCGGTCGCTTTGTTCGTTCCCGTAATGGCTTTGGTCATTCCCCTTACGGCATCACCGCCTGCCGACATCAAGGCAAGCATACCCGGACCGCCCCTTGCGCCGAAAATCTTCATTGCTTGCGAGGTGTCCAATCCCGCGTCTCGTAACCTGTCAAGAATTGATGCAAAATCGTTGGTTGCCGGGTTTACGTCTTCCACGGCTATGCCGAGTTCTTCAAAGATTCCGAGCGCCGCCGTTGACGGGTTCATAAGAGATACGAATGCTTGTCGAAGCGAAGTTCCTGCCGTACTTCCGTCATAGCCCGCATCGTACAACACGGACAGTGCGCCGACCGTTTCTTCTATCGTATAGCCAAGGCTGTTTGCTACAGGACCGACATATCCCATTGAGTTTGCCAGTTTATCCATCGATGCCATAGAATCACCGATTGCTGCTGCAAACACGTTGGTTACTCGCTCTGCTTGATTCGCTTCCAAACCGAACTGGTTCAAGGTCGAAATAACTGTTTCGGTTGTGAATGCCAAGTCGCTCTGCGTTGCCGATGCAAGGTTCAGGGTTGCCTCGATAGAGTCAGCCATCTGGTCTACCTTGTAACCTGCCGACGCCATATAATACAGAGCGTCCGCTGCGTCCGATGCGGAGAACACCGTCTTCGCGCCCATCTCACGGGCGATTGACGTCATTCTTGCGAGTTCTTCGCTCGTAGCGCCTGCGACAGATGCCGCGTTTGCCATCGACTGCTCGAACTGTTGCGACACCATGACCGACTTTGTTCCGAGTGCCACAAGCGGAGCCGTAACCGTTGCTGAGAGTTTCGTTCCCGCTTTCGTCAGGCTTGCCGACACCTTTTGTATCTTCTTTTGGGCATTATCTAACCCTTTTGAGAGCGAGGATATGTCCGCCGCTATTTTGACAACAAGGTTTCTTATAACTGCCAAACTTCCTCACCTCCTATTTTTGGCATGAAAAAAGCAAGTACCGATTTGATACTTGCTTTCGCATTTGATGTGTATTTGGTTATTTTATTTCCGCTTTCGCTAATTCTATCAAGCGTTCCGTTTGGTCTATCATGAACAGCGGAATGTTCAGCACATTTCCGTCAAGAGTGAGATTTTTTAACGAATATCTCACGACAAATGGTGTTTCGCCCTCGTACATCTTCTTGTATTCCAGCATACTCGGTGACGAAACACTTTTGCCAGACTTCACTTCTATCGGAATGATATCGTTCTCCGCTTGCACGATAAAGTCCACTTCATACTTGTCATTTGCCCAATAATGCGGATTTGCGCTATATATCCGAATCAGACTCTGCACAACGAAGTTTTCGCTCAATGCACCCTTGAATTCCTTGAAAAGCCTGTCACCCTCTGTAAATGCCCTGTAACTCAACTTCGACTGACTTCTCAATAGTCCAACATCGATATGGTACACTTTGAAAAACTCTTCCTCTTCGTAAGCGGTAAGTGGCAAGGCGGGCTTCGACACTTTGAAGATTTTCTTCACGAGGTCGGCATTTACCAGCCATTGAAGATTGTTCTCATATTCCCTTGCTCTCGCGCCTTGTTTTACTTTTGAGTAAGTAAACTTCTTCTTTTCTTTGGAAAGTTGCGCGGGGAGAGAGTTCCATATCAGGGTGATCTTCTGCACATCATACTTCACTTCTTCGTCCTTGAAGTCATCGTGATGCTTGCCAAAGTCCTTTTCATACGAGCCTATGATGCCGTTAAGCGCTTTATCTACCAACTCTATATCTCTTTCCTGCGTCCAAAGGTACACAGGTTCGGGCATTCCGCCCGTGATAAAGTACATTTTGAGTTTTTCGCAAAGCGGATTGTAGAATGCGTCCGGTATATTGCCTATCTTATCAAGCGTAGTCATATACTCGTAAAGGTTTTCATCGCCGTTTGCAATCAAGAATTCCGAGAAAGTCATCGGTCCCATATCGATAAAATCGACTTTGCCGACCGGGAATCCTTTTGATAGCGTCAAACCGAGTAACGAACCCGCGCATATCACATAATACTCTTTTGCATTCTCGCAGAAGTATTTAAGTGCGTTCAGTGCATCGTTGCACTCTTGTATTTCGTCAAAGATGATCAGTGTCCCCTTATCTATCCTTTGTCCGCTTGCCAGCGAAAGATTTTGCATGATACGAAACACGTCTTTTGTTGTTTCAAAAAATTGCTTATATTCTTCGTTTTCATCGAAGTTGAAGTAAGCAACCGAATCAAAACTCTTGCCAAACTCTTTCATCGCCCAAGTCTTACCTACTTGTCTTGCTCCGCGAAGAATCAATGGTTTTCTATACTTAGACTCTTTCCATTTATTCAGTTCTTCCAGAATAAACCTTTTCAATTCGCTATACCCTCCTTGTTTAGGTTGTCTCTATTATACTCGTTTTAACCTTTCAAGTCAAGAGCAAATCACACTTTTTCGGTATATTATGTGATTTTTTACACGCTTTTTGCCGAAAAAGAGTGATTTAGCGAATAAGAACCCCTTGCTCTGCCGCCATTGCTTTGAGTACGGCATCACCCGCCGAGTTTGTTTTCTTTGGTTTTTTCCTAACGTCTTTGAGTATTTTTGAAAGACTCGGCAACTTTTTCTGTCTTGCGAATGCTTCCGTGTGCCACGCAAGCGTGATGTTATCCTCGAACAGACGAGTTTCTCGCTCGCGTTTTTGCTTTGCCAGTAGCATGACTTCATACGGAGTGTAGTTGCCGATTTGTATGGGATCTATATCAAAGAGGACGACTGCCTTTTCGCAAAACTCGGAAAGGTCAAAAGCAGTCTCACTTATTCCCCCTGTTTACCTTCGGCTTTTCCGAATGCAAGCGTAAAGGCTTCGCCGAGTTTCTCCGCAATCTCGGTAATGTTCGAATACTCGTCAATAAGATCTCCGACCTTTTCAAGCGTAAGGTCTTTATCTTCGTGGCAAAGCCCCGCATACACGATAATGAGCAAGTCTTTGATGCCCACGTGCGAAAGGTCAAGCGCTGTAATGTTTTTGCCCGTAAGGTCTTCTACCTTTACGAGCGCATTGATGCCGTATCTCAATGTTCTGGGTTTATCCAGATTGATGGTTACTCCGTTCTTCATTCTTACTCTCCTTTATGGAAACTCAATTCGCCCGTACCCGTGAGTTCAAGGCTGATGCTGACCACGTCATCCACCGGGTCTTCGATTGACAAACTGCTGATGTATGCCGTTCCCTGATAGTAGTTCGCATTATCCACATACAGCTTTACGATTACGGTCGTGCCTGCAAGATATGCCTCTTGCAATGCCGCTTGACCTTGGGTGTCGGTCGGGACTTCGTAATCGCCTTCCGAACTCGCAGTCCACTCTTTCAGTCCCGTGATGTAGTTTTTCCAGTCATCGCCGAGAGCGGTCGTTTCCAAAGTTTCAAGTGACAGTTCAAGCGACCAGTTCTTGATTGCGGCTACCTTTTGGTTTCCGCTCTCGCCGATAATCACTTTTCCGTTTTTACCTGCTACCGCCATATAGTCCTCCTATTTTTCGTTGTAATAAAACTCGAACTCGATGCTCGACAGGTACTCTTCCGTATTGAACTTCAATGCGGTGTTCCCGTTGTACTCGTAGTCCGTTTTAATGAAAACGGCTTGGATTTCCAAGCCACACATATTTCCGTGAAAGTCTTGAAAGGCACGCTTTACCATTCTCGACAATTCTCTTGCTTTTTTGAATGTTCTGTCGTGGCACACGAACTGCATCGTCTGCCTGACAAACCCCGTATCGCCTTGCAGAGCCGAATCGTAGTTGGCAAGCACGGGCGAATAAACGATTGCCGGGAGTGGCGCGTCTTCGGGGAGCATTATTGGAAATATCTTATTCCCCACACGTTCTCTTATCTGTTCGTTTTTGCTTAAATACGCATATATTGCTTGGCAGATGTCCGTCATAGTTTTCTCCCCACCGCATTCGAGATTGCTTTCACGATCTCATCGTTTATCTTGTCGATGTTCCCGTCAACGGCATTTCGTAGAAACGGGTTAGCAGGTCTTCCCCTTGCACCGAGTTCTACGAACGTGCCGTATCGGAGTGACTTGTCATAGTCTACCGACACGGTCGCTTTGGTTTCCGTGGCTTTGCCTTCGTTGAGTTTCAGACTCGCTTTCAGCGTTCCCGTATCCACGGGACAGTTTTTCCTTGCATCGTCAAGCGCAATCTTACCGCCTGCCTTTGCTCCCGTCATAAGTACAGATGACGCGGCATCTTCCATTTCTCGGATATCTTTCACGAGTTTGTCTGCGCCTTCCACTTTCGTTTTAACCTTCCGTTGCTTTGCGCTGTAACCCATCGTTCACTATCTCCTTGCAATTGAGTATTGTGGCTTTATGCCCCGTTTTATCGTCCGAAACTCCGATTATTTCATATAACGAGTTCCCGTACCTAACGCGATTTAGAACGGTCACGTTAGTCGTGTATCGGAGCGTTATCTTCACCACCGTTTCCGCTGAAACTTGTTGCGCCGTGTAATATTCCGTACCGCTCACGGGTTCGATACTCGCCCACCTTACGTCCGTTGTCACCCATGTTCCTTCTTGTCCGCCGAAATCATCTCGCTCCCACACAAAGGTCAGGATTTCCACCTTTCGGTTCAATCTTCCTATATCCATCAGAACCTCTCTTTCCTGTAGGCGAACAGCATTCGCCTGACAAGGTCAAGGGTTTCGGATATATCGATACCCGTCTTATCCTTTGAGATTTGCCTTTCTTCGTAAAGCGTGGCTACGACTATAAGCATTGCCTGCCGCACGGTTTCGGGAAGAGGTTCGATTTCCGCAAGCGGTCTTCGAAGCACGTCTTCCGTCAGTTCCCGCGCCGCTACTATAAGCGAGGCTATGAGATTTTCCTCGTCATCGCCGTCAACTCTCAAAAACTCTTTGGCTTCTTGAAGAGTAATCATACTCATACCTCCCTATTGTTTTTGGTTTACGCGCCCCTCTTTGCAAGAGTGACGAACGGCGAAACGGTCGCACTGCCTTTGTAAGGAGTGAGAGGTTTCGTCCAGATAGGTTTGCCGTCAACCCTGTAGATGAAACGGAACACGTTTTCATCGTAAAGGAATCTGACGTGAATGGAGCTTGCCGACTTAATGCCGCCCTTATCGATGAGAAGGTACTGACCGATATCCGCAAGGATAATGTCTCCGACTTCGCCTGCGGCACTGCACTGTTCGATAGGTACGACAGGTCTGCCGAAGAGCGTGCCGTAGGGTTTCTCCGAAAGACCGCCTGCCGGGATATACACGGGTTTATCTCCGATTTTGAGCGTGTAAAGGTAAGGTTCAAGTTCTTGGTTGATATACCACACCGCGTTCGCTCTGGAACGAGACCACAGTCTGTTCCACATCTTGATGAGGTTCTCCACGGTGATTGTATCCGTCTGGCTTGCTTCTTTCGCCACGGTCACGATTGCACCGCTGTTAAGGATGCCGAGCGGTTCGCCCTCGCCGCTACCCGAAAGGATGGCATCGTCAATCTTGAACCCGAACTCTTCTGCGAATGCCTGACGAATAACGGCTTCGAGTGCCGCCGCATCCTGCAAAAGTTCATCGGTCGCATAGCAAAGTCCCGTGAGTTTTTTAAGCGACAGTTCCATCTGTCTGAACTTGGGTTTGCTTGCGGTGAGTTCGTCTGCCTCGCCTTCCCAGTAGGTCTGTACACCGCCCCAACGAGAGCCGTTTGCACGACTGTCTTCGTCAATAGCATTGATTTTCATTCCGTTTGCATTGGTGCTGATAGGAATCTTTTTGACCTTGCTTGCGAGAATGCCCGTTTCATAGGTTCTCTTCAAGAGTTCGGTCACAAAGTCCTGCTGTACAAGGAAACCGCCGTCCGAGGGAGTGGTTTCGTTAAGACCGCTTGCCGCTCTCGTGGAAAGTCTCTCGTCCACTTTGCCGCCCGGCATTGCCGCTCTATATGCTGCCATGAGCTGTTCTCCGAAAGACGAAAATCTCTTTTCGTTGTCCTTGGCGGGAGTGGGTTTTACTTCGGGTTTCTCGGTCGAACGGTCTTCGGGTTCGATAGCGAGAAGTTTTTCCGCTCTGCCGATACTCTCATCCCACGCACGGATTTCTTCTTCATACTTGTCGATGTCCTTCTGCTCTTCTTCGGAGAGGAAACGGTCTTCGGCTTCCGCCTTATTAAGTACCGCCATCGCCTTGAGTCTTGCGTCCTCTCTCTTTGCTTTCATTTCGAGAATTTTCTTCATATTCATCTGTTTTCCTCCGATTAAATGATTTTGAATTTTGCTTGCAGGTTCTTGAGTTTTTCCTGCTGTTTTGCCTTTTTAACTGCGTTTTCCGTTTCTTCCGCTACTTTACGTTGCTCGGTCTTATACACGTCATATTCTTGCATTGCACGAACACCGACATCGGTTGCCGTGTATGCCGGAAACGTTACGGGCGAGACGTCAAACAAGCGAACCTTTTTGAGTTCTCTCGTATCGATTCCGTCTTGCGAAGACCACTCATCGTCTTCCACTACAAACCCGATTGACATTTGCGAAATGTCCCCACGGCGGATGCTCGTGGTGATGTCCCTTGCCCAACTCGTATCCGGCGGAGTAATGCGGACACGGAGTCCTACATCGTCTTCTACGAGTTCAAGCGTTCCCGCTCTGTTTCTGCCGAGTACATAGTTTGGATCGTGATTGAACAAAGCGCGGATATCGTCTCTGCCGATGCTCTCCGCAAACGCACCCTTTCGCACTTTCTCTTTGAACGGGAAAATGCCACCCAATGTTTCAGACCACGAATCGAAAACGGCGGCGTGTCCTTCGATACACGTTCCGCCGTCACTTTCGTTTATTCTTATTTCCTTTAGCGGGAGCATTCGGAGTTCCTTTTTGTTCGTTTTCTTCTCCATTGCTACCTCCTTCGTCTGGATTGTTTTGTTTGTTCTGCTGTCCGACCTGTGCCGACATCATCGAACCATTGACGAGATAATCGTCACCGCCCTGTTTCGCCGGGACAAGACTCATATCTTCAAGCCGCCTTATATCGTTGATAGACAACCACCCGTTTTGCCGTCCTATGGAATAGCCTTCCATTCGGGATTTGTAGTCTCCGCGCAGTAGTCCGTCGACATTGAACTTGGCGAAATACAAAAGCCGTTCTTTCTCGTCAAGGAGTGAACGGCTTATCTCTTGCTCCCACCTTACAAGCCACGGCCGTATGGTGTGCTGAACAAACTCTATAGATTGATGTTCTATGTTGGAAAAGGTTGCTCTTTCAAGGTCTCCGACAAGATGCGGCGGAACACGGAAAATACGGCATATCTCGTTCACTTGGTACTTTCTCGTTTCCAAGAACTGCGCGTCTTCGGGTGCGATGCCTATGGTGTGGTATTTCATTCCCTCTTCAAGCACCGCCACCTTATGGCTGTTCCTTGTTCCCTGATACACCTGATTCCAAGACTGTCGGAGTTTTTCGGGATCTTTGAGCGTGCCGGGGTGTTCCAACACCCCGCCCGGTCTTGCTCCGTTGCCGAAGAACTTCGCTCCATACTCTTCCGTTGCCAAGGCGAGTCCGACAGCCTCTCTTGCTTGCGCTATAGGGCTCAAGCCTTTCACTCCGTCTATGGACATGGCTTTGATGTGGAAGATTTGGTCAGGGCGATACACATAGGTTTTGTTGGTTATTTCGTCCGAATAGGTGTACTTAATCTTGCCCGTGGTGCTGTCGCGTTCCACTACCATTTGGTTCGGCTTTAAGTACCATAGTTCGGTCGTATGACCTTGTTTTCGGATGATTCTTGCGTATGCGTTACCCCACAAAAGGAGCGATGTCATCATCGTTTCTCTGAACTCGAAACTCGTCATCTCTTCGTTCGGGAACTCATAAAGGCAAGAAAAAAGCGGATGTTGCTCCGCCATTTCGTTCTTACCGCCTTTTCCTTTCTTAAATAGGTGTAGCGGTAAACTCGCTATTGTCTCCGCCAAGATCTTCACGCAAGCATAAACGGCGGAAGTTTGCATCGCGCGCATTTCGTCCACATTGATACCGCTGTTACTGTTGCCGATAAAGTCGACATCTACACCCCTGATGAACTCTTGCATTTCCTTTGATGGTGCTGTTCGCTTTTCTTTTTTAGGAGCGTCTCTGCTCCGTCCGAATATTCCCATTTTACCTCCATAAATGCCGAACACCGCCTTTGTTTTGGCGGTGTCCTTGCTTGGTTTTTCTATGTTATACGATTGCGGTGTATCTCGGATAGGAGAACCCCTCGCTGTTGATTAGGATTTTGTAGTTTCTATCCTTGCATTGGAGTGCTATCATGTGCCACACCCCGTCTTCGTCTACTCGCATAAGTTCTTTATTTTCCTGTACCCATTTGCAGTCTTCGAATAGGTCGTTCGCTACCTTATCGAACTCGACTGCGGTCAGGTGGATTGTTTTCTCCACCTTGACTTCCGCTTTCGGCATTTCCTTGCCGTGCATGTATTTGTATTCGGCTACCGCATCGTGCCAGTCCTTTATGTTTGCTACCTTTCTCACGATTGTTGCTTTCATCTCTGCCACCCCTTATTTATTCGTTTTGGCGGCTTTCCTGCCGAGTTCGTAGGCTTCTTCGAGCATTGCCTTTATGCTCCACACACTCATTTCGACGAAGTCTTCGCTGTCGCTGTTTCGGGTTTCGAGGTCACCTCTTTCTTCGATGCTGTATGAGTTCTTTTTTGCGATTTCGATGAGTTGTTTTTTCATTGTTTTGCTCCTTTGTTTTTGTACCTACAATATACCGTAAACAATCGAAAGAGCCCAGCGAAAACACGCCAAAACGCAAAGAATTAACAAACAAAAACAAGGATTAACCCGCCCTGTCGGACGGTCGGATTTTTTGTCTTTTTCGGTCGTTTTTAGTCCTTTTTTAGCGGTTTGCTATCGATAAGTGCCATTAGCGTATTGTCGATTGCTTTCCATTCGGCATTGCATATCAGCTCGGCATATTGTCCTTGCATCTGAGAGCGATACATCTTTGCCTGATGCTTGGCGAACTCGTCTGCTATGATTTCGGGAGCGTGTTCTACATCGGCGAGTATCGTTGCTTTGAGTTCTTCGACCTTGGCATCGTACGCCTTGTTCTCTTCTTCGGTTGCGTGGGTGTGGAAGCCGTGACTGTAGCATTTGAGTGTTCTGAAGATGTCCTGTTGTTTTGCCATTGTTCTGCCCTCCTTATGCCACCGTGATGTATCCGTTTTCGTCCATCGTGTATCCGAGTTTGATGCCGTTTCTTTTCGCGTAGTCGATAAGGACTTCGATTGCCGTTCTGTAGTCTTTGACCGCGTCCGTGTATTTCACTTTGTTGTAGTGGTTATGGTCTCTCACCAGTGCGTTGAGCTTGTTCTTGCAGTAGTTGTGGATTTCCTTTTTCGTTTCCATTTTATGCTCCTTTCGGCTGTAGCCCTTGCTTTGTTTTTGTACCTACAATATACCGTAAACAACCGAAAGAGCCCAGCGAAAACACGCCAAAACACAAAGAATTAACAAAGAAAAAGGGCTTTGTTTTTGCCCTTTATTCGATGGTAAAATCTTCGATTTTCTCGTACTTTCTCTCTACCATTATGCCCTTTTCTTCAATGTGCTTTTCCATACTCTCCGTTGTCGGGAACTTGGCAAGCATCTGAAACCGCGTTTTAGGATCGGTGTAAACGATTAGTTTCGTATATCCACCTTTCACCGCCTTTTTGTATTCCTTTTCGTCATCGATGATTCCCACCAGTGCCGACATAAAAAGTTCGGAATCTATCGGAAGATTCGCATAAATGCCCGTCATAGGATATCTCTTGTAATATTCGACCGCAGCGGCTTTGAGTAGTTCGTCCATTTTTCTTCTTTCTTCGATTGTTCCATCGAAGTCGATATCAGCCGCTCCGCCATCACCGCTGTCATTATACCATCCGACTTTCTTGTCTTTATAATAGATGCTGCCTTGAACTCCGTCCCAGTCTCTTCCCCGAAAGGTTCTTATGCCTTTCAAGGTAAATCCAAATATGCTTGCCATTAGTCTTCCTCCGTTTTTTGGTCGTACACTTCAATGGTTATCTTCATACCCGTTCGGAAGCCAAGTCTATATGCCCTATGCTGTTCGTTTCCCATTCGTTCAATGACTTCTTCCATAAACTCGTTAAAGAGTGTCATCTGCTCTTCGGATAGGCTTTCTTTCAGTTTGGCATACAGTCGTTCTTCTTTTTTGGACGATGGCAATGCTTTGTAAGCATCTCGCCCGATGTTCTGTCCGTCATAGATTTTCTCGATTAAACTCATTGATTGTTCCACCTTTTATTTGGTATCACAAACAATAGCGCGTTCGCCGAGGAAAGTCCAGACGAAAATGCCCCGAAACAAAAGAATTATCATTTAATCGTAGATTTCGACACCGTCACGAATATGCTTGACCTGCACCGCCGGACAGAGTTCCTTGTAGCGTCTGACAATAACATCGCAATACTTCGGTTCGAGTTCTATGGCACAGCATTTGCGGTTCAGTTGTTCCGCCGCCACCAAGGTCGAACCGCTACCGCCAAATGGTTCAAGCACGGTATCCCCTTCGTGGCTGCTGTTGTAGATGAGCTTAGCACAAAGGGTTATCGGCTTCATTGTCGGATGATCGGCGGACTTGGACGGCTTATTGTCGAGAATGACCGAAGTCGGTTGCTCGAACAGTTTATCGATAAAGTCCACAAGGTCGGCTTTGCTCATTTTCCTTGCATTTAGCCTCACGTCTTCATAGACCGTTGAGAGCGTTCTGTCGTTGATGAAGTAATGCCCGGCGCCCTCTTTCCATCCGTATAGGATAGGCTCGTGTATCCACTGATAGTCCTGTCTGCCAATTGTAAAGTGGTTCTTGTACCACACAAGCGTTTGCGCGTATTTGAAACCCGCATTCACCATTGCCTTGATGAAATTTACAGATTCTTTCGTGCTATGGAACACATAAACGGGTGCGCCCTTTTTTAGGTTTGCTTCCGCTGCCTTGTAAAAACTCAAAAGGAACTGGTAGAACTCGTCTTCGGAGAGATTGTCGTTTGCGATGTTTCTGTCTTTTCCGTTTATCGTTCCGCCGTAGTCCACGTTGTAAGGCGGGTCGGTTACCATAACATCGGCATATTTGTCTTCCAAGACCTTTGCCACATCTTCCTTTTGTGTGCAATCGCCGCAAAGCAGTCGGTGAGCCCCAAGTATCCATAGGTCACCGCGTTTGGTCTTCGGTTCGGCAATCTCTTCTATAGCTGTTTCGGCATCGAAATCGTCTTCGTGGACATTCTCCATACTGCCGCTACCAAACAGTTCCTGTGCTTCGGCAAGGTCAAAACCCGTGAGCGTGATATCGTAACCGCTCCCGTCAAGGTCTTTCAAAAGGTTTGCCAATAGGTCGTTATCCCACTCGCCGCTGATTTTGTTCAATGCGATGTTGAGTGCTTTTTCCTTCTTTTCGTCAAGGTCAACCACTACGCAGTCAACCTCTTCATAGCCAAGGTCTTTCATTACCTTTAGTCTTTGGTGACCGCCGACAACCGTTCCCGTTCGCTTGTTCCATATAACGGGTTCGACATATCCGAACTCTTGAATACTTCGTTTGAGCTTCTCGTACTCGGCATCGCCCGGTCGCAAGTCCTTACGAGGATTGTACTCGGCGGCTTTGAGTTCGTCCACCTTTCTTCTCTCTATTTTCATTCATTCCTCCTGTTTTGGGTATGAAAAAACCGCACTCGGTTTGAGTACGGTTTTTCTATTAAATATTTGATTATCCTTGATTTATCCAATTCAACACATTACTAACGGCTTCAAGATAAAGCACACATGAATGCTTGTTAACATCCTGATTCCTATTTTTTAATTTAAGATATTCTTCTCTTATCCAATTCCATCCATTTTGGTATTCCAATATTTCCGACAGTTTTTCTTCTATTCCTCGGCTCAATACTCTTGGTTCAAAACTATAATTGCCTTGGCTTTTGTTATTCCGTAAGTAATAATAACCATTTTCCACTCTATCTTCATCGTAATAAATAATTGCAAAGTCGCAACTGTGTTCTATTTTCTTATTTTCCTTATCTACAACTTTTATTGTTATTGCCGATGTAGAATCTTGTGGATTAGAATACTTTGTTCCTTTTAATGCCTTCTTAAAAGATTCAATAAACTGTTTTTTGACAACATCCGCCAAATAATGATAGCCTTCTTCGGGTGCTGGCAAAATGAGATTGTAATCAAAATCGTATCCACCATTACCATTTACCACTCTTGTGATTAGGTGGCGTTTACCACTTCCTATTAAACGAAATTGGAAAGAGGTATTATATTGGATTCTCATTTCCTTTTGAACACGATTGATGATTCTTTCAAGTTCTTCTCTTACTGGCTGGTATTCAGCCTTGGTAACATACTCAAACATAAAAAACTCCTTCGCCCATGCCTCCCATTTGGCATCTATCGCGCCAAATCGAATTATTATATTCAATCCGCCATCATTTGTCAAGGTTTTTATGCTGCTTTTTAATAAAAAATTGCAAATTTACTTGATTCTCTTATTCTTCTCTTTATCGAGCAATTCATCTATATTGCGACCACCATAGAATACATGAAATACTACAACCTCTTGCGTTTGTTCGTTTGGATAATAAAAAACTATGTAATTATCTATTATCAGTTTTCTTAATCCTCGACTACGCCAAGGTTCTTTTTCAAACAGCGGAAACCTGTTCGGCATATCGTCTAATTTTTCCACTTGGTCAAGTATACGAGCCACTTGATTTTTTGCCGTTTCGGGAACGAGCAACACTTCTGCAATATAAGAATAAATATCCTTGAATTCTTGCTTAAACTCTGGAGCAAGGATTACTTTCCATTCGCTCATAACCCTATTTCCTTCGTCATCTCTGCTCTAAAATCAGCAACATCCGTACATAAACCATCCGCATATGACTTTGCCGCTTGGTCCATAAGTGCGTTAAACGCTTCGTCAGTAAGCGAACCAACCGCAATCGGCTTATTAATGTCGGGAAGTTTCATTTCGAATGGAATTTTTCTCTGCAAGGCTATTTGACGGAGATAAATCTCCATAGCCGTGGCCATAGATATCCCCAATTGATCCAAAACGGTCTCGGCTTGCGCCTTAATACCGGGATCTACCCTTGTAAAAACATTTGCCGTTCTTGCCATCTCTAAAATACCTCCATTACATAGTATTCTTTTGATGGTTCTATTATATACTATTTGATTGCGTTTTGCAAGCATTTTGCCAATATATATTTGTTTCAACGTAAAATTTCACATTAAATTACTTTGCAATAAGAAAAAATTTCCCACTTTCTGCTGTTCAGGTGAGAAAATTGCACTCTTCTCTGACTCCGAAGGTGTCATTTTGGCACTTCTTGCAGTCTTGCATAGTGCCAATTCTTATATCACGATGATTCCGCGCTCGTTATATACGCTATCGGTCGAGCCTTCGTTTCGGATTGCTCGGTCAAGTGCCATAACGGTCGCAACCGCGCCGTCTATTCGTTCGGTGGACTTTTCCTTGTCCATCTTGATGTTTCCAGCCGGGTCGGTTCGGACATACACGTTATCCATCATCCATCGAAGCGGAACATTCCCGCCGTGCGCTATCTTCTGCTCCAACACAAGTTTCATCAGTTCCTTTGTCGGCGGACTCATATCCTTAAAACCCTGACCGAATGGCACGACCGTGAACCCCATTCCTTCCAAATTTTGCACCATTTGAACCGCTCCCCACCTATCGAAAGCAATCTCTTTGATGTGATATTTCGTGCCGAGGTCTTCGATGAAGTTCTCAATGTATCCGTAGTGAATGACATTGCCTTCCGTTGCGATTACCTGTCCACGACCGAGCCAAGTATCGTATGGAACGTGGTCGCGTCTTACTCGCAAATCTATCGTGTCTTCTGGTATCCAAAAATAAGGAAGAATGCTGTATTTATCGTCATCGGCTGTCGGTGGAAACACCAATACGAATGCCGTTATGTCGGTGCTTGACGAAAGGTCAAGTCCGCCGTAGCACTCTCTGCCGAGAAGTTTCTCCGCATTTACCGCAAAATCACATTTATCCCAAGCGTCCATCGGCATCCACCGCACGTTCTGTTTTACCCATTGATTGAGTCGCAGTTGTCTGAACAAGTTCTCTTCGGCGGGGTTCTCTTTTGCCGAGTTAAATGCCGTTTTCAGTTTATCTATATCGACCGTGACACCGAGAGACGGGTTGGCTTTATACCACACCTTTTCATCTCCCCAATCGTCATCGTCTTCCGCTCCATATATGACAGGATAGAACGATTTGTCGTGCTTTCGTCCTTCTATGATGTCCTTTGCTTTGGAATGGACTTCCCAACATATCGAGTTGCGATCCGTCCCGGCTGTCGTTATCAAGAAGAAAAGCGGCTGCTTTCGTGCATCGCCGGAGCCGTGTAGCATTACGTCGTATAATGCTCGGTTCGGCTGTGCGTGTAACTCATCGAATATGACGCCGTGAACGTTGAGTCCGTGCTTGGTATAGGATTCTGCCGAAAGCACCTGATAGAACGAGTTAAGTGGCAAGTACACGAGCCGCTTTTGCGAAATTATCGGTTTGATTCGCTTTTTTAGTGCCGGGCATTGCTCTACCATCTGACAAGCAACATCGAACACAATCGATGCCTGTTGTCTGTCGGCTGCACATCCATATACTTCAGCACCCCACTCGCCGTCACCCGCAAGGAGATAAAGTGCGACAGCGGCGGCGAGTTCGGACTTGCCCTGTTTCTTCGGTATTTCGACATAGGCTGTGTTGTATTGTCGGTATCCGTTTGGCTTTACGGTCCCGAATACATCCGATATGATTTGAGTTTGCCACGGCAACAAGTCGAAGTTTTTGCCGTGCCATTCCCCTTTGGTGTGCTTGAGCATATTGATGAAAGTGATTGCCCTTTGTGCAAGGTCAGGGTTGAATAGTTCGCCGTTTGGTTTTGTAATTATCTTACTCTCTCCCATTCAACCTCCTAAAACTGCAAGAAGAGAGACATCTCTATCTCTCTTCTCGAACACACAGTATATTATCTTTATTGTTTCTTTTTCCGCATTTCCGTATCTTCCAAGGCTCCTTTTAGGTATTGTGGATCAAGTCCGCAGTCGTGATACCCTTCTTCTATCGTCCTGTAATACGATGCGTTGGGGTAATCTGGCAAGCCTCGATTCATAATGTACACCATTGCGGTGACTTCCGTTCCGTCCGACATCGTCACTTGAATGTCTTCCTTGCGATAAAGGTTCGGATACCCTTCGTATCTGTCGAGTGCGGCCTCGTCTCTCGGTTGTATTTCCCATACTCCAACGGGTACTTCCTTGCCGATCTCTGGCTCTATTGTTGCCACACACCTAAATGTCAGTTGGTAGTCCTTTATCGTACCGATACCGAACACCTTGGCGGTCGGACATCTACGAGCCATTTGCCGTAGGTTCAGGTTACTGCCGTAAGCCACATAAAGTCTTTTTTCCATAGATTTTATCTCCTTGTATTTCATAGGGTGGCTTATGCGGCCACCCTGTTAGGTCTTCCGTTCTTGAAGGCGATGTCTCCGTCAAGGCTTTCGAGTAGGAACTGTCTTGCCGTTTTGAATTCATCGCCTATCATTCCCATACGGAGTAGCCAAGTCCGCATGGTGTATTTTTCGTTCGTGCTTGCTGTCTTTCTTGCGCTTGCCGCGTTTTGCGTCAGTGCTTGGTGACTGATTGCAAGGCACAGTTGTATGTAGGTCTTTATCTTACCTGCGTGGGTTGTTCCGTTGAAGCATCTAAACTCTATGCCTTTGCCTTGCCATAGGCTATGTAGGTTGAGTGCGTGGTAGCGACTGATATCGTAGTGGGTTGTTCTTCTCGATGCTCCGTTATACCATAATCTTTCGATGCCCGATTCGGTTGTCGGTTTTCTGCGGTTCAGGTTTGCTACGAACCCCTCTTCCGTTTTTTTGCACCATCTGTCCGCGCGGTTTTGGCTTACTCCCAAGGCTTTGAAGAGTATGTCTTCTTTCGCCGTCATGATGTTTACAAGGTTTCGTAGCGTCTTTGCCGTGTGATTCGTTGCATCTACATGTACGTGGATTCCGCAACTCGCGTTCGCTATCGCTCCGTTCTTGCGGAGCAGTCTCACGATCTCTTGTAGGGTTTCGATGTCATCCCATCCGAGTATCGGTGTTACGAGTTCGCATTTGTATTCATCGCTCAAGCGGTTGTCGTTTTTGTCTCTTGCATCGATGCTGCTGTCGTACATCGCCGTCCATTTTCTGCCGTCTCTATCGCGCACCGAGTATTTATTGTATCCTGTGCCTTCATAGGTTGTAGTTGTTTCGAAGTAGTCAGCGATGACTTTTGCCGCGTCTCTTCTTGTGATGCCCGTGAGCTCGATTTCGACTCCGAATTTTTGGTTTTTCATACTGTGTGTTCTCCTTTTTCGGTGTGCTTTCCGCACCCCTGTTTTGTAACACAACAATACCGTAAAGGTTTGAAAGAGCCCAGCGAAAACGCGCCGAAACACAAAGAATTAACAAAGAATTTTGCGATTATTTTTATGGACTTTTAGAACGCTCCGTCAAGGTCGATAAGGTCTACCGTTTTGCGGATTTCGGCAAGCGCCGCCGTGTAACTTCCGCAGTTTTGCACTCTCTCCCACATATCGTTGTAGTCGCTGATTCGTCTCGCCTTGCGGAGTGCGTCCCTTGCTTTTCCGATAATGAAGTAAATGTTCCCTTCCGGACCTCGACTATGGATTTCAACCCTTGGTTTGTTCATAGTTGTCACCTCCTATCAAGTCAAACAAAATACCGTAAAGGCAATCGAAAGTCCAGTATAAATTTCGTTAATTTTGAAACTTTTCCCGCATTTTGCGAATTCGCCTTGAAACCTGTGCTTGACTCATTCCCACAATTTCACCGATTTCTCTTTGTCTCTTTCCTTGACGTATCTCACGAAGTATTCTTTGGTCTTTCGGGGTTTGTTTTTCCTCGAACTCTTTTAGCATAATTCGAGTGATGATTTCATCTTCGCTCTGGCTTTCGTCTTCTATGACGTCGGCAAGAGTAAGTACGCTGTCTTCGGCATCCCTGCCTATTACCATGTTCAGCGATACTTCGTGCGGATAGTGTTTGCTGGTTTTTCGGATAAACATCAGCATTGCGTTCCGTATGCACATAGCCGCGTATGTACTGAATCGGACACCCCTGCTTTCGTCAAAGGTGTCCGCCGCCTTGCATAGTCCGAGCATTCCCTCGGAGATGATGTCTTCCTTGTAGTTTTCTTTTATGGGACCATCACCGATTTTTCCGTACATATGGTAGACGAGCCGCATATTGTCCGTGATGAGCTTATCCCTTGCTGACGGCATCGTTTAGTTCCTCCGCTTTATCTACGAGTTCCCAAGCAAGGAAGTCTTTTCCGAAATGTCCGCCTACTGCCGTCTGTGCATACACGGGTTTCTTAAGGTCGAGTTTTTCAATCGTTCCCGCTACCGAAAGGTCAAAGACCTTTTCGATTGCTTTCTTGATGAGAACTTCGCTGACCGTTCCCGTGTAAAAGGTATTGACGTCAACGCTGGTCGGTTTAGGAACACCGATAGCATAAGAAAGCGCGACTTCGCACTTCTCTGCAAGGTTCGATGCAACGACGTTCTTTGCAATGTACCTTGCAAGATATGCGCCGCTTCTATCTACCTTGCTTGCGTCTTTACCGCTCATCGCTCCACCGCCGTTATGAGCGATTCCGCCATAGGTATCTACCATAAGTTTTCGCCCGGTTAGTCCCGTATCCGCAACGAAACCGCCGATTACGAATCGACCTGACGGATTGACAAGGAGTTCGGTCTTGGAAATGTCGTACTCTGCAAGAACAGGAGCAATCACTTTTTCCTTAATCTCCGCCGTCAGTTCATCGAGCGGTTTGTCTTCTCTGTGCTGTGCCGACACAACGATGGACACGATTCGAGAGAATCTGTCCCCGTCATACTCGACCGACACCTGACTCTTTCCATCGGGCAAAAGTCCCGCTATAACACCATTAACGCGACATTCGGTGAGCCTATCGGTCAATCGGTGAGCGAGTTCCACCGGGAGTGGCATATAGTTTAAGGTTTCGCTTGACGCATAACCATAGACGATGCCTTGGTCTCCCGCACCCTGTTCTTTCTTTTCCACCGCACCTGCGATATCTGCACTCTGCTTATGAATGCGTACTTCGTATTCGATGTCGTTTGCATCGTAGCCGACTTCGGCAATCACGCATCTGGCAATATACTCGTAGTCGACTTTCGCCTTGGTCGTAATCTCCCCGGCAATAAAGCATTTGTTATGGGCAAGCATTACTTCGCAAGCCACTCTGCTGTCTTCGTCTTGTTCCAGACACGCATCGAGAATGCTGTCCGCAATAAGGTCTGCAAGTTTGTCGGGGTGACCGCAAGTCACCGACTCTGCCGTATAGATATGTTTAATCATTTTCGTTCTCCTCTGATAAAAATAAAGCCTTGAAGATTGACTCCAAGACTTGAACCACTATTCCGTTGCCCGCTTGCCTGTATTGCTGCGTTCCGCTTATCTTTGCCGCAACGATTTTGTCTATCTGTTCATCTTTCCACCCCATAAGGCGAAGACACTCTCTCGGTGTGAGCTTGCGGATTCTCACATTCTCGGTGATCACCGCGTTTCCGTCACCGCAAGTCAAGGTATGCGCTACTCCGTTACCCACTCGACCGCGCTTGGTCTTGCTACCGGGATATGTAATGTTGACATAATCGCCGGGGTTGGCTTCTTCGTAGCCTTTCTTGTTTGCCACATTCACCTTGACGGGAGTTTCGAGTTTTAACACAGCAGAACTCCCGGACGGGGAGCTGCATTGTCCTGTAAGCGTTGGGGCAACGTCTTTTATCTCAGTCTTGTTATAAGCCACGAACATCTCCGGGACATACCCTTTTTCTTCGATAAATTCGTTATATCTTCGGCTTACATAGTCCTGTTTGTCTTCTTCAATCACAAGATTGTCCTTTTGAACCGTGGTTAAAGCATTGCAAAGACCTTTTTCGTTGATTTCAAGTCTCTGTTCGGTCGGCACTCCCGCCGTTCTGTCGGACGGATCTTCGGGATTTCTTCCACGCATTGCTCCAACAACGGGAAGAATTGCTGTCTTGAACCCTTCCGGTCGAGTAGTAAGAGTCGGACACACACCGCTCTTATTCACTTTTTTATTGAACGCGTCTATAGTATCTCCTACTTCGCAATCGTTCTCTTTCAGCGTTTCGAATGCTTGCTTATAAAAGCGTTCTTTAGGCTCGGCCGTATCGATGATGATAGGAGTTTGACCGCCACCTTTGCCCATCGCCTCGGTGAGCGTTGGACTAATGCCGTCCGTTCTCGGTGTTTGGTGCTTTTGAAGTCCACCAAGCACGAAGTCTTCGGCTATTTTCAGTTCGGTGTTGCCGCCCTGCTGACAATGCACGGTCGGAGCGATACCGTCAGGTTCATACACACGCTTGCTGATATCGTGCATCTTGTCCCACTTACCGCCTACCACTTCTCCGACCTGAACGCATTGCGGTCCGCGCCAATCTCTTGCAAGAAGTGTATTTGCGAGTCCGTCACCGGGGCGAATACTGTCTCTTCGGCTGTTAAATGTCGAACGAAGTATGCTCCGTATTGTGCTTTCCTTGAGATAGAACCTTTCATCGACTGTTTCATCAATCATATCTCGCAAACGAATAGTCAATTTTTTGGGTTTTGGAAAAACAAAGGGTTCGTGTTTGCCCCTGATAGATACGCAGAAAACCCGTTCTCGGTTCTGCGGAATGCCGTAATCTTTGGCGTTCAATACTTTCCAATAGTTCGTGTAGCCGAGGTCACCAAGAAAGTCGAGCCATTTATCGAAGTCCGCCTTGAACTTCTTGCTAACAAGGTTTTTGACGTTCTCAAGCAATAGGTATTTCGGAAGCGTTCCCTTTTCCGATGCAACACGAAGCAAACGCTCGACTTCAAACAGCAATCCGCTACGAGTGCCTTCCTTAATGCCCGCGCCCTTGCCTGCGACCGATATGTCTTGGCACGGAAACGAGTAAGTCCAAAGGTCAGCGTCCGGGAGTTCTTCTATCTTGCGGATATCTCCGAGATTGTTGGCTATGCCGTGCATTGCCTCGTAACTTTGAATTGCGTATTTATCTATCTCGCTTATCGCCACGACTTTATGTGCAATACCGATATTCGTTAATGCCTGCGTTTGCGAACCGATACCTGAGAACAGTTCAATCAGTCGCAACGGATTTTCGGTTGTGTATTCCGTCATGCTTTACCCCCTAATAGTTTTTCCATAATGTCATCGTTGGGGTTTGTTTCGTCCCACTTCGACAGTTTGCTTTCTCGTACCACGATGTAGATTTTGCTCCACACTTCGTTGGTCTGTTTGAGATACTGTTGCGCCATACCCACGAACGGGGACGGCATCGGCTTGCCGTTCTGGTCTTTTACGAGCAGTCCGTGCTTGGTGTTCATATCTTCGCATTCAAGCCATCTCGCTTTGCAAAATGCGTACTCTTCCAAGTTGTACGGCAGTATTCCCTGCGTACACCCGATGCTTTTCAGCCAAGCGTACACGGTCTTGTATATCTCTTTTGCTTTTACTGATAAATAAGAAGGCGGTTCGCTCGGTAGTTCCAGTCCGTTATCGGTTGTGAAGTTCACGACTTCTATCGGACGTTTGCCGGGATTGCCTTCCAGTATCTTTTGCGTGACCGCTTTCTTCGGTCTTCCCGCACCCGGTCTTGCTCCACCGCTTGCCATACTGCCTCCCTTTTGAATTTTTGATTTTGCTCTGTTTTTTTGATTGTTTTGATTTCCCGCGAAATCAAAAAGGACGGTTGCCCGTCCTTCAATACTTCGTATTGTTTTTGATTTCCTTGATTTTCCCGTTTGATTTTTGATTTCGCGTTTTTTCGCGTTGGACTGCGGCCCCGCTCTTAGGGTGGAAATCGTCAAGTTTTCGACCTCCCCCTCCCCGTTGGTCAATCGTACTCTCTCGGCTTCGGTTTCCACCTTGAGCCTTCCTGTGCGCTCTTGCGTGAGTGACACGACCAACACAGGCTTTGCAAGTTGCTCGGAGCGAACCGCTCGCCGCCTTGCTTGATGGGAACGATATGGTCTACCATTGTCGCTCTCGTTCTTTTACCCGCTTTCAAACACTCTTCACAAAACGGGTGCTGATTGAGTTGCTGCTTTCTCGCATGCAACCATTCGGGTGTCTTGTAAAAATTCTTCGTAAAGTTATCTCGTCCGTATTCGTTGTATTGCTTGTCTACGAGTTTCTTATGTTCTTCGCAATACTGCCCGTCCACGAGTTTGGGACAGCCGGGATAACTGCACGGTCGTTTTGGTTTTCTTGGCATATTTATCTCCTGCTTACACTCCTATTATATTCGGTGTTTTGCACTATTTTGGTTCAAAATGGCTCTGCTCTGTCCCAATTTTCAGACCTCGGATAAACAGTCGCTTATAATAGCAATTGCCTTGTCTCTTCTTCTGGCTATCGTGTTTCTGCCGAGATAGTATTTTTTACTCATCTCTCGCAAGGAAATACGCTGGAAATAATGCAGTTTCAGTATTTCGCCCATTTCGCTCGGCATCCCGGCTACGCATTCTTCTATCGCCGTCACACACACGAGCGTTCTGTCGTATACGAGACCTTGTCTTTTCTTGTATTCGGCAACAGCCTTCTTTTCGTGATAGTTTTCCAAGTAGTCTTTTATTTCAATCTCCGTCATTGCAGTAGTCCTCCATTTCTTTCCGTCTTTTTTCTTCTCTTACTCGCTCGTCCCATACCCAATCGCCGTTATCTACGGGATTGATTTTGCTTTTTAGGCAACTTCGTATTTGCCCGCAGTCTTCCAAAGTTTCGTCCCAATCGTCTTCGAAACAGACTCCACACAAATCCCACATTTGCATCGTTCCAAACTTTTGCCCCTTATAAAAGAACAACAGGAGCATTTTATCGGCGGTTTCGTCATAGTACTTCCACTTGTAGTTATATCCCCAAAGTGTGCGACCGCCGTCATATCTGGATTCTATGTAATTTTCGCAAGCCTCTTTTATGTCGGCTTTCGGCATCGGCAGTCCGAGTATTACCTCGTAATCGAATTCCGCCTCTTCCGTTATCACCACTTTGTTGATGTCTGCCATACTACTCCTTTTCAAACGCTTGAATTATCGCTTTTACCTCGCCTACGCTTTTTACGACTACCGCATATCCGCCCGCTTTCAATATTTGCCGAATCGTTTGCTGTTGCAGTGCCGTTGCCGTGTTTTTACCTACCTTGCATTCAAGACCTATGAATCTGCCCTTATAACAGACAATCAAATCCGGAATGCCCGCCGTTCCGTACATACCGCCGTGTTCCTTCCAAAAGAACAAGTTTGGAACTGTTTTCAAATAATTGCTTATCGCTTTTATCAGGTCGCTTTCCTTCACTTTTTTCGCTCCTATATAAAACTACCTGTCACAACCGTCACACCTGTCACTAAATGACACTTTACCAGTGTGACAGTAACCCCTCTATTAGAAATCTCGTTTTTGTGACGGATGTGACGGTTGTGACGGAGTGACAGTAGTGACGGATAATGTTGTGTGAGAACTGTTTTCCTGTCACTTGCCGTCACTTTGCCGTCATTACCCGTCATTCTTATCAGGTCGAAATCGACCAGTTTAGCCGTATTAGTCTTCCGATTCATCGAATATCGCCCGCTGATATGTCGGTTTATAAGCCTGTCTTTTACCGAAATAATGTACTCTGCTCGAACCGCTCCGTTTCATCGAGTGTTCGATGCCGTCATAGTAGAGCTGCGTTTCGATGTTCGTTATCTCTTTTCCGAGTGCCGCCGTTGAGTAAATGCACGGACTTCCCGTCACATCGTACACAGCCTTGATTAAGTCGGTTGCAGTGCCTTTCCAACCCATCGGATACTGTTTTAAGAGGTCTTTGACCGTTTTCACGATAGGATTGTTCTCGTATTCACGCTTTTTGCGTTTCCGCTCTTCTTCCTCTGCCGTTCCGACCATTTCCCATCGATACTTTGTTTCATCGAAATGCACCACGACGTCTTGCTGCCGAATATCTCGTCCAGTCATAAACAGCACGGCGTTTTCGTCTTGCCGTTTTTTCTTGTAGATGATGAATATCGTGTCGCATACACCCATGATGCCGTTCGAACCCGAAATCATATTGAATACGTCATTTTCGTCCGCCATCTTTCGCAAATGGTGAATTAGAAAAATGCAGATCCGCTTGTTGTCGGCATACTCTTTCAATGCTCCGAGTTCTCGGTAGTCCGTTGCGTAGGCGATTTCGTCTTTCTTCGCCGAACCCCTGACCTTTTGCAAGGTGTCGATGATAATCAGTTTAATGTCCGGGTGTTCTTCGAACTCTTCGTCCAACTGCTTGATAAGACCGCCGTCCAAACCATTCGCCTTGATGGACAAGTAGAAATTGCTCGGTGCTTTCCCGCCGTCAAGCACTTTGTTGAGTCGGTCTTTCAGACGGAAAATACCGTCTTCGAGAGCGAGATACAAACACCCTGCCTGATTGCTTGCATAGTCCAAGAACTCTTTTCCACGGCTTATCGCCAAGCACATCTGCATCGCCATCCAAGACTTTCCGACCTTGGACGAAGCACACAATATCGCCAAGCCTTGCGGCAACACATCCGGGATTAACCACTCTGGCGGATCTATCTTCGCCGTTTGCAAGTCGCTTGCCGCTATGCTCGCCACACCGCGTTTATAGACTTTCCGAACTTCTCTCTTTGCCGCCGCCACCGCTGCTTTTAGTTCTTCGGGGTTAGACATCAAGAGTTCGTTAGGGTCTTTCTTGCTCCCAGCAACGTTGAATACTATGTATGGAATCTTCGCCGCTTGGAGTTCTTTTTCAAGTGACGCGGATGCCTTTTGCCCCGGCTCGTCATTATCCAAGCACAGCACAAGCGGAGCGTTCGGCTTTTTCGACTTTACCTCTTTGACGAGTTTGTTTGCCCCGCCAACACCGCAGAGCGACACCGAGACACCGCCGCATTGCATAATAGACAAGGCACAGAGCGGACTCTCCACGATAAAGACTGGCTCTTTGCTCGTTCCCCACAATGCTTTGTGATTGAACAGCGGCTCCGCACCCGCCTCTTCGTTTGTCGGTTTATAGAACTTTTTGTCGGATATGCTCCGAGTTTGGTAGTATCGTAGTTCCGATGAGTACGGCAACACGATTGCGTTTCTCTTTACGTCATAACCAAGGCAGTATTTCTTCACCATTTCCTTGGTCAGTCCGCGCTTTTGAAAATAATCGGTCTTGTCTGCGTCTTTGATGCACGCTTTTAGGTAGTCTTTTATGCTCGTTCGCTTGGTGCAATCGTCCACGTCGATATGGAACATCTCGGCAAGAAGTTTCGCCGCCTCTAATGGCTCTACTTCTTTTATCTTTGACACAAATGTTATGACATCACCCGTCTCTCCACACCCGAAACATGTGAAGATGTTGTTCTTGCGGTCTATCGAAAACGACGGAGTTTTTTCCCTATGAAACGGACACAGACCTTTATCTCTGCTATTCAATTTGATGCCGAATGCTTCGACAGCATCGGCTATTTTAACTTGGTCTTTGACCTTCTCGAAAATGTCCGTCATCGTTCCTCCGTTTTGGGTTTCCGGGCGGCGGACTTTTACCGCCACCCGTTGCCCGTTTGTTTTTATTCTTCGTCAAGCGCCGTGACCTTGGTTGCCATTGCCTTGACCTGTTCTGCCAAAGGAAGTACATTCTTGAGTTCTTCCTCGGTCAAGTTTCGGTCTACTGCGAACACCGCCTGCGAGTAGTTGATACCGCCGCTGTTCTGTGCCTTTTTCAGCGTGAACTTAGTGACCACGCTCACCGTTTTCTTTCCTTTGGAAAGAAGTCTCATTACGTACTTACTGAATTCGGCAAGACTGCCCGTCGGGAGCGAGAGAATAATCGGCAGAGCCTCGCCCTCACGAAGAAGGTAGATTCTTCTCTTCTGCTTGCACGCTTTTGCCCCGTTCTTGCCACTGCCGAATTTATTGAACTCACAGTCGGCGCACTGTCTGATTTCGCCGCTTTCCGCTTCGATTCCGATGCGTCCGTCCATCGAGCCGCAGTCAGGCGGATTGTTCCCGCCCGTGTACTCTTCCTTGTAGTAGCACGAGATGGGATGATGATACAAAATCACCGCTTTGAACTCTTTCGCCGAGTCGGGACTTTCGGGATCGTCACCCGGTACTTCGTAGGCAAGACCTCCGCCTGCCGGGATTTTGATTCTCTCGAACGAGGGAGTCAGTCCGTCAAGTTCCTCTGCGAAGATCTCGCCAAGGTCTGCGCTTGTTCCAAAGGTAAGTGCCGTGTTTTCTTTCTTTACGATTTCGTTTGCCATTGTTGTTTCGTCTCCTTAAATTAATATTTTTTCGATTTGGCAACGCGGATACTGTTCTTCTCCGCAATTTTTATGAGCCCGTCCAACCATTCCGGGAGTATGCCCTCGTTCGCCGCAATAAGTTCCTTGACCATTGCCGAAAGGGTTTGGCTGTTGATAGTGAACAAATCTTCGAAGCCGTTTTTCTTCATGACTTCCCATAGTTCGCCTTTCCTTTCGGGTTCTGGTGCCGGGTACTCTTGCGTGACGAGCGAGAACGTCGTTCCGTTACGATTGAACGAAGTCAACTCTTCCGTGGTCATCAAGTCGATCATTTCGGTTGTTACCCCGTCAATCTCTTCATTGATGCCCTTGACCTCTCTTTCAAGGTCACTCTTTTGCGTCCGCAGTTCCTTGAGTCTGTCGGACAGTTCCAGTAGTTTCGTATTCATCTGATACCTCCTGTTTTGTTTGATTGCTTTTTCAAGCGGAATACCTTTCTTCAATCGAGACGCGACCGTACTGCGAGATACCCCGTATATCTTGCAAATTTCCGCAAGCGTGAACACTTTTCCGTACATCACATATCGTTTCGTTCGGCTCGTGTTGCTGTTCTGCCTGTGTTTAGGTATCCATTTACAGTTATTCGGGCAATAATCTCCGTCATTGTCGATACGCTCTATCGTCAAGCCGTCTTTGTATCCGTGCGACATTGCCCAGTAGAAGAATGTCTCAAAATCTTCCCACTCGGCACACACGCTCACGCCCTTTGCGCCGTAATACTTGAAGTCTTTGCTCTTCGGATTAGCGCATCGCTGTTTCATATTCGCCCATATTCGATGCAGCCGCAGTTCTCCGTTCGGCATCGCCTTTTGCATCTTGCGGTAACATCCGCACGACATCGTGTGTCCGTTGACAAGGTCCGTTCCCCGTACTATCGCCGTTCCGCCACACTCGCACTTGCACGCCCACATCAAAGCCGTGTTCTTCCCGTGCGGTGGTAATGGTTCTATTGCCGTCAGCCTGCCGAACTGTCTTCCCGTCAAATCCTTAAACTTTCCCATGCAGTAATGTCCTCCAGTTATCTACCATCAGTTTTGCAATATCGCCTTTGTACTTTAATGCGTTCATTATCTTTTCGTCTACCGTGTTCTTCGCCACGAGATGAATGTATAGACACTTTTCTTTCTGACCGATTCGGTGAATTCTTGCTCGGCTCTGCTCATAGTTCGCATAGGAGAAGTCCAACGAATAGAACACCGCCACGCTTGCCGCCGTCAGCGTTAGCCCCATTCCCGTGGTTTGCAGTTGCCCTACGAACACTTTTACATCCGGTTTCTCTTGGAAGCCTTTCACTTGCTCCGCTCTGTCCTTCGTTGCGCCATAAATCAACCTATAGCCCAACTTCTTCTTTTCGAGCATTGCTTTTATGGCTTCGATTTCCGGGACGAATCTTGCGAACACGACTACCTTTTTGTCTTCTTCCACGCAACTGTCGATGATGTCTTCGAGAGCTTCTATCTTTGCCGTACTTACTGTCTGCGGCTTGGCGGTTGCATCGTCACGGATAAACCCGCCCGTACATTGCGACAGTCTTAAAAGCTGCGTCAAGATATTCCTTGCCGTCACTTCCGTATCGGCGGAGAGTTGAGCGTAGCAGTCCTCTTCTATCATCCGATACACCGCCTCGGCTTTCGGTTCGAGTTTTATCGTTCGCACTTCATCTATGAACGGAGGCAAGTCGACCGCGTCCTGTATCTTGATTCGGAACGCTATCTTATGCACCTTTTCCACGAGTTCCGGGAGATGGTTGTACCCTACGATTTGGTGGTTCTGATAACCGCCCATCACGGCATAGCGGTTGCGGAATAAGTAGTAGGACGGTCCGAGTATCTCTTCGTCCAAGAACTTATACTGCGAGAAGAAGTCCAGCGGATTATTCGTGACGGGAGTTCCCGTGAGTATGACGTTGAATTTTGTCTTCTTGCCGAGTTTATGCAGTGCCTTGGACTGCGCCGTGGTCGGGTTCTTAATCTTGGACGATTCATCGCACACGATCATGTCGGGATTCCACTTTCCTATCTCCGTTTCAAGCCGCCAAGCCGATTCGTAGTTCACGACTATGACCTGCAATGCCGAGCCGTTCATGTATCCAAACGCCGCTTTCTTCTTGGCTATCGAGCCGTCCAAAATCGTCAGCGCATACCGATAATCCGCAAACTTTTGGAACTCTTCTTCCCACACACCGACTATGGACTTCGGTGACACAACAAGCACTTTACCGATACGCTTTTGACCGTTTAACGCACCTATTAGCGCAATAGTCGTGATTGTTTTGCCCGTTCCCATATCCATCAGGAACGCTACCGCCTTACCCGTATCGAACTGTTTTAGCGCGAAATTGTATGCCTTTACTTGGTGGCTGTAAAGACTGCCCTTAATCGGCGGTTTTATGGTCGGCTCGGCATTTCCTTTGGCGTCCGTGCTATCTGCCGTCAAAGCCTGTAATTCTTCGTCAAGCGTTGCTCCGAGCAGTCCGAGCGTCGCCACATTTTCTTTCGTAAGTGGGACTACCCAACACTTATCGTCCGCATCGTAGAACCTGCCCTGCATATCCTTGATACTCCCTCGATATGCGAACGAATCGTAGACGCGTATGGTTTCGTTAGATCGGACAGCGTACATTCATTCCCTCCCAGTCGATAACCTTGACCATTTTCCCCGCGCCGAATGCGTTCATCATTCGTTCGCTTTGTTCGTAACTGAACGGAAGACCGCCGAGCAATATTGCCGTTAGTTCCGCTCTGCTGATTTCAAACTCGATACAGAACAGCGACAGATTTCCGCATTCGTTCTTTACCATCCGGATGAATTTTTTTGTATTTACTTTCATTTGTTTCCTCGCTTCGGCTCTTTGAATTTTTTGAGAATGCCTTTCATCGTTTCAAGTTCTTCTCCCGTGAGCTCTACCGCTAATTTTTCAAGAAGGTTAGATTGCTTTTCGGAAAGGTATTTCATTCCAAGTCGGTATCCATCGTCTATTCGAACCCCACCGCCATGTCCTTGAACCGTGTATACCGGGTAAGACAGTATGAGTTCTTGAATATCGCGTTTTATTGTTGCTCTTGATGCCGAAAACTCGAACATTAAGTTGTCTATCGTTTCGAATTTTCGTTCACATAGAACTTCGAGTATTTGCATACGACGTTCGTTAGCACTCAACTGTCTCACCTCCCTTGCTCTTGATGGCTGTATTCTAAAGGTCAAATGGCTCACTTTTTGAACCATTTGGAAAAGTTTTTTAAATTTTTTTGCAAGCGGAGGAAATAAAAAAAGCCACCGACATAGGAGACGTATCCAATTAAGGATTATCTCGAATGTCGGTGGCCTCTCAATACTGGTTTAACCTACCGCTCTAATACGAATGAGGGACTTGGCTTTACAATGTCACTGTTTCAGACCGACCAAGTATCGTTCGTAAGAATATTTAATTTTTTGTATTTTTACCATGTTACTTCTTGCCCTTCCGGGGCAATTAATTCCATTTGAACTATTCTTCTGCTTTTCGCATTCGCAGTTGTAATCGTTCCGCAATTCGGGCATCTTACCCGAACAAATCCTTTCTCGTCCTTAAAGCCTACAAGGGGATGAAAACAGTTATTGCAAACCATTTTCTTTGCCCCAATGCTACCTTTATGTTGCATTATGTATGCTCGCCTCCTATTTCCCTTGATACCATGGTTTTGGATTTTTTCTACTGCATTTGTGCGGTCGGGATCTCCTACACTGAAGTAGAAAAACCGATGTATCACTATGTGTCTTTTGCGACTCGACTAAACGGGGCGGGTTTTGTCGAGATTATTTTGTTTGTATCGCCTTGGCGAATGTCTTATAGTCATACAAAGGAATGGACTTTGTCTTTGCGTACTTGAGCGGCAAGACTTCTCTCTTGCAACACTCGCACTCAAACCAACCATTAGTTTCGTCAAGGTATAAGTTTTTGTTTTCCGTGCCACACAACGGGCATTTCACGTTATACGTCATTGTTTTGTAAATCCGCCTCCCTTGCGTTTGTTAGTTTTCCAAATCTTTAATCACTTTGATAGCAACACCTTGTATTCGACAACTATTAACCACGATATCTTTCATTCGTTTGTTTTCGGGATGAAGTACGATGATTCCCTTTTTGTTATCGGGGCGATAGCGTTTAAGAGTTACTTCATTCTCCACAAGCGCAACTACGATATCGTTATAATCCGCAGTTTCCTGTTGTCTTACAAGCACAAGGTCTCCGTCATTGATTCCTACGTCAATCATTGAATTTCCGCTTGCCGTGAGCAAGAAACACTTTTTTGCGTTTCCTACAAACGATGCCGGGAGTCTGACATATCCATCTATGCACTCATACTCTTCTGCAAGAGGACCGCAAGGAACATACCCAAGCTTTGCAACCGACACGGTTTTCTCCGTTCTCGACTGCTCAATGGACTCATACCCATATTCGCCTCTCGCAATTATTCCTTGTTCCGTCATATACTCCATGTATCTCTGCACAGAACTCTTTCCAACTCCCAATGCTTCCGCTATTTCTCGAATGGGAGGTATTCTCCCCCTTTGCTCGCACTGGTCTTCAATGTATGACTTGATTCTTTGAACTAACTCGCTGTCTTTTGTTCTCATTTTGTGATGGCCCTCACTTTACCTATTCGGGACACTTGTCCCTGATAGCAACACTATTATACTTCTTTTGCTCAAAGAAGTCAAGGCTCTAAAAGGTATAAAATTAGGGGTGTCCGCACGCCATGACACCCCTTACTTTTTCGCAAAAAAAATGGCAGTCACCACTTGACTACCATTTTAGTCTTCTATATTTTCAAGCGTAAACAACGAACTATCAAAGAAAGCATTTAGTCCAATACCCAAACCTTGGCACAATGCGCTAATCGTTCTAATGTTTACCGCAATGTTTCGACGTTTCTTTATATCGCCTATCGTTGACTGATCTACTCCTGTGAGCATAGAAAGACGGTATGCGGTCACTTTCTTTTGCTCCATGAGTTCTATAAGTCTTATCGATACTGCATCGCCAATAGTCATGACTGCACCTCCTTTACTTGTTTTTCGCTCAGTAATAGTATAAACTTTTTATTTTTGAAAATACTGGGCGGAAACCCAGTATTGCTTGATTTTTGCCCAGTATTTTGATATAATTTTTGACGTGAGGTGCAAATAAGTGAAAACAGTGTGCGTTACCGGGCATCGCCCAGCTAAATTACCTTGGAAATACAAAAAAGAAGGACCCGATTACGATGAATATATCGAGTCCCTCGCTTGTTGCGTGGCTGAGTATATAGATGATGGCTATGAGCACTTTATTTCAGGAATGGCTCTCGGTGTGGATATGGATTTTGCCGAAATCGTCCTTGGATTAAAAAATGAATATGGTCTTAACCTCTCTTTAGAATGTGCTGTTCCCTGTCCAAATCAGACAATGAAATGGCCGCCAAGTGAAATTGCAAGATATAACAATATCCTTGAAAAGGCAGATAAAATAACGCTGGTAAACGACCACTATTTCCGCGCTTGCATGCTCGTTCGGAACGATTATATGGTAGACCACTCCGACACAGTTCTTGCCGTTTGGAATGGTGAGCAAACTGGCGGGACTTGGCACACAATTGAGTATGCCAAAGCCAAAGGCAAGCAAGTCGACATCATCAAGGTTGACCGAAAATAAAGATAACGCGCTATCTGGGATTTCCCCAAACAGCGCGTTTTTCTATTTCAAGCGTCTTCCCGTTTACACAATCATGTTTTCCTTCAACTTATCAACTATCCGAAGTATTTCTTTTACTTGGAATTTGGAAAGTTGTGCGTAGATTCCGTTACAATAGTTTACAGCGGCTTGTAGTGTTTTTTCCTCGCCATAAACCAAAACCTCTTGTGCTTTTCCGCGGGCAATTAAGGATTCCCAATAGGCACTTCCTTGATTGAAGATATAAACTTCGTCACTTATACCATTATCAAATCTTTGTTCTTTCTTCGCCCTTGCGTTTTCGGCGTCAAGTTCGGCACTTGTTACCAAATACTCGGTAAGATCGTCCGTGAGTTGATACTCTTGCTTCATTATTACCTGCCAACACTCCTCCTTCTTGCAATAGGTTTCAATGTTGGCTGTCGACCGATTTTCGTCATATATCGAATCGAATACAAGTTTTCCAATTCGGGCAACATCGGTTTCAAAAACATCGGAAACTTTCTGATTGTCCCAAATTTGCCTATAATTAATTCTCTTTTTTACGCGTTGCGCTTCATAAACGAGTTATAAGCCTAATTTTGAAAGCATTTTCTTGTCGCATCCGCTACTCCTTATGCCTATCCCATTTTGACGCTTATAGTATAACATATTTTGAAACATTTGTAAAGTAATGGGTGTCCGCATTTGCGGACACCCATTACAAAGCCTATTATCAAATTAAAATTCTTGTTTACCCTTTATCCTCTTCTATAATCTCTATTGTTATATTGTGTTTATCACAATATGATTGCAAGAGTTGCTTACTTAAAAAACTTGGACTTTTCGTCCCTTTTTCCCAACGATTTAGCGTTGCCGGGCAAATGCCAATTTCAAATGCGAATTTTTCTTGAGAAAGGAAAGCCTTGCCGCGCAATTGTTTAATTATTTGGCTATATGTCTCTTGTATTTTTTCATTAGAACTGTCCATCGAGTTTCTCCTTCGCACGATGCTC